GTCTCCGGGCTGCTGCATCCAATCAATAGACCGCCTGTAACCGAGGATTCAAGAATGCCATCATTAAAAGAGCTCGCTATCACTCAGGAAAGACTTAAGCATCTACTGCATTACAATCCAGATACTGGTGTTTTCACATGGGTTCAGCGCGCCTCAAAAAGCGTAAGAGTTGGTAATTCAGCGGGCAGTAAGAATAAGTCAGGCTATATAGATATACGCATCGATAAGTCTTTACACAAAGCTCATCGGCTTGCGTGGCTTTACATTTATGGTGTGTGGCCCAATGGGAAAATAGATCACATCAATAACGTGAAGACAGATAACAGAATCTGCAACCTGAGAGAAGCAAGTAATAATGAAAACGGATGGAATGTTGGTAAACCATCGACAAATACGTCAGGAGTAAAAGGTGTGAGTTGGGATGCAGAGAAAAATAAATGGAAGGCGCATTGCAGGGTTTTTGGGAAAAAATATACGGTAGGTAGGTCTTCGTCAAAAGAAGATGCTGAGAGAGCTGTGGCGGAGTTCAGAAATAAACATCACGGGGAGTTTTGTAATCATGGCTAGAAAAAGACTCTCAAGTGTGGCAATCGAAAAACTTGAACAGGTAGTTGGCAACTCAACTGCAAAGCCTGAATCAGCAGTTTTTGGGCTTGTAGATAAGTTACTTCAGGATGGTTCTCCCAATGTCGTAAAGCGACTTAAGATGACAGCCACTGGGGTATCTGAAACTGATGAAGAGCCAACAATATTAATTCCTGAGCGGATGGAGCTTATCCTTTACCCACGGCGCTTTAAGGTGTTTTATGGTGGTAGGGGCAGTTCCAAGAGCCGAACGTGTATATCCTACCTTATCGAAAAGGCAAGGTTCCGCAACAGTCGCGTTGGTTGTTTTCGTGAGATACAGAACTCAATCAAAGAATCAAGCTATGCCGAGCTGGTCGATGAGATAAACAGGAAGGGGCACACTCAGGAATATCGTTGCGTGGATGGCGAGATAACACACCACACAACGAGGTCAAAGTTTGTTTTCCGTGGCCTGTGGCGAAACATAACCGCAATCAAAGGCATGGCTGGCCTTACAGATGTGTTCTGTGAAGAATCCGAAAACATCAGTCAGGTGTCATGGGATACGTTAATTCCAACGGTGCGCGCCGCTGGTTCTGAAATTATTATTGTTTTTAACCCGAACAAAGAGACGGACCCGACATGGACTAACTTTGTTGAGCCTTATATCGACAAGATGGTAGATGGCATATATCAGGATGATGACATCGTTGTTGTTAATGTTAACTACGTCCACAACCCGTGGTTCACTGAAGAACTGAAGCAGCACATGAACCAGATGAAGGCTGTGGATTATGATCGCTATCTGTGGGTGTATGAAGGGTTATTCAACAAGCGTTCCGAAGAGGCCGTGCTTGGCGGGAAATGGCAAACGCTGGACTTCGAGCCATCTCCCGAATGGGGAGGTCCATATTATGGCATTGACTTTGGCTTTTCTCAGGATGCAACCGCAGCAACAGAATCATATGTAGAAGATTTGGGAGATGGGCGCAGAAATCTATATATCTATCGTGACTTTGCAAAGGTTGGGCTTGAGATAACTGACACGCCGAAAGCGATGCGCTCAGCCTTCCCAAATTCAGAGAAGTACAGGTGGTATGGGGATTGCGCAAGGCCTGAAACAATAAGCCATATACGCCGATCTGGATTCGACATTCATCCGTGCGCAAAATGGCCGGGAAGTATTGAAGATGGCATTACATGGCTTCGTGGGTGTGACAGGATTTACGTACACTCAAGATGCAAGCACGTCATTGAAGAGATGACAATGTACAGCTACAAGGTGGATAAATTAACAGGGAACATACTCCCTGATATAGTTGATAAATACAATCACGCGATTGATAGCCTACGCTATGGACTTGGAGACCATATCGTTCAGCGTGGCAGTGGAATGCTAATCCGTCGCAGGCGGTAAAAATAAAGCCCTCATCTGAGGGCTTGTTTCATTTAATCAACGCTCTGCGACCAAGTTCAGCAATCCATTCCGCTGCATCCTCTATTTTGTTGAACTCATAAAGATGCTTGTTATCTTCCATAACATAAAACAGGATGCGACCAAACTTATTTTTCTTTGCGCTAAATTTAACATCTTTCATGTTTTACCTCCTTTCGTTTCATGAGTTTAAACTACATCAACGATGAATCCACGTCAACATTTATTTTTAATGTTGATAAATCCGCATCACCACACTTGACCAATCTACACCGAGCGCATAGTATAATCTACATCAGGATTATCGGAGATATCACTATGCGCAGCTATGCAGGATTCACACAGGAGGAAAAAGAGCAGGTTTATTCACTGGCACGGGCTGGGGTGCCTGATGAGGTGATTTGCCGTCGGTATGACATCGACGAGGATTTTCTGCTGCGCGTCATTGATGATGTATTCGTTAACCTGCAAGAGAAGCGTGGGTACAAGGGTATATGCTGCAAGAATGATTTTTTGAGAGGGTGATGTTATGAGTAGTGAACTATTTAAAAAAGGTCAGATTATACCAAAGCGCATTGGTGGATTGCACGTTCATCGTAAAGCCCGTCACCGATTGGTATTTGGCTGTGATGTGCAAATTGATGGTAGCAATTGGATTGCTGTGCCAGAGACTGGTAAATCAATGGTTATTGCCAAGAAGTTGGGTGTTCGCAGAAATAACGGTACTTATCAAAGTGTAGAGGCTGCATTCAAAGGCATCCACTTTAATGCAAACAAGATTGACTATGTGGTCAAAATTTGCCGGTGATGATATTAATAGTGAGGAGATTGAGTGATGAGCGTTTATTTTATTCATGCTGAAGTTCTGAGTGGCGGCAAGGTAGTAGCGAAGGCGTGCGCTATTGCTGCATCTGCCAGCGCTGATGATGCTTTTGATTTGTTTATGGGTAGTGAAGAGGTGGCGAAACATAAGAGTAGCGGACGTGACGTTATAATTGATAAATTCGAAAAGGTGGAGTGATGCATTTCAAATCACTAAATACCATAAGGGACGAGATGGTTGGTGGCAAATATAAAAACCACAGAGACGAAGTAGTAACCGTTGTTAATGTTGTTGGCGCTGGTGGTGGTTATCAGGTCCATTTTAATTACGGCATGCCATACAATGTGGTTTGCGGACTTGGCAAGTTCAGAAAGCGATACCCGTATAAGGTTTAGCCATATACCATCCATGCTATAATCCCTCCATCGTGAGGGATTTTTTTATTGGTGACATATGTCCAAAATTGATGCATTAAACGCCTATATACGCGACCGCGTGGTGAACAATAACCGGGCGATTCAGCAGCAGCGGCTTTGTGCTGGTGGGAAGAACCTCGACCAGAAGCACGATCGTCTCTGGACGGAATGCGGGTACAAGCAGGAAATTAACGCTGAGGATTTCCGGTTTGCTTATGAGCGTTACCCGCTGGCAAACGCCGCAGTAAATATCGTTCTCAACAAGTCGTGGCATGGTATGCCTACGGTGCTTGAGAATGACGCTGATGATGAAGCCACTTCACCGTGGGAAAAGAGCGTAAATGACATCCTGAAGAAGGCACTCCCATTCATCATGGATGCAGATAAGCGGAATCTGATTAACCGATACTCTGCGCTAATACTGCAAATCCGCGATGGTCGCAAGTGGGATGAGCCGGTAGATATCACCAAGACCCGCCGCATTAAAGATAAATCCATTGTTCGCTTTATTCCTGTGTGGGAGGAGCAACTCCGCGTCAGCGCATGGAATAACGATGAAGCCAGTGAAGACTACGGTATGCCTGAGATGTATGAATACCAGGAAAGCGCCGTGGAAGATTTCGACAGCGACGGCAAGCCCGAGCGTTCCGTTCAGATTCATCCTGACCGCATTATCATTCTGGCAGAGGGCAGCTTTGATGGCAGTATGTTCAGCGGCGTTCCTTTGCTTCGCGCGGGCTTTAACTCACTAATAGATTGCGCTAAGGTTTCCGGCAGCTCCGCTGAGGGCTTGCTTAAAAACTCATCTCGTCAACTGAATGTTTCATTCAATAAAGATAATGTTTCAGCGCAATCACTGGCGCAGCAGATGCAAGTCACAGTGGATGATTTGGCTGACCTGTTAAACGAAAACATTGAAATGCTCAACTCAGGCATTGATGCGGCAATGTTCAGCTTTGGGAGTGATGTTAGCGTCCTGTCAACATCAATGAGCGACCCTGAACCATTTATGTATGTTGCTGCCAGCCAGTTCGCGGCTTCAGTGAATATCCCGCTCAACTCATTGCTTGGAAGTCGCAGCGGCGTTCTTGCATCGACCAATGATGAGCAGTCACTGGCGATGATGGCTATGCAACGCAGGGATGGCTGGCTTGATTATCTGGTTGGCTCTTTCGTTGAACGTTTAATCACGTTTGGCATTGTGGATAAAGCTCCAGTTGCTGGGTATTATTGCAAGTGGAATGATCTGCTTGAACCAACGCAGAACGATAAGGCTGAATTGATTGTTAAACTCGCTCAGGCTGCACAAAGCGCGGCAAATGCTGGTGTCGGTCAAATCCTTACAGATGATGAAATCAGGGGATTCCTTGGGCTTGAGCCTATAGAAATGCCTGATGGATATATGGAGGATGATCCAGATGCATCATCACAAAAAGATGATGCAGACACTCAGGAGTGATATAATCATAAATGCAGCTAGTCCGGCCAGACGAAAAGGTGAACGTAGACACCCTGCTGCATCCTCAATCTACGAACCTACTACGGGGTTAATCATGGCTAAAAGACTCACCACGGAAGAATTCATCTCTCGCGCCAGACAAAAGCATGGTGACAAGTACATTTATGATAAATGTGAATACGTCAACGCAAAAACAAAAATCGTCATAACATGCAAAGAGCATGGCGACTTCACGCAATCACCAAGCGACCACCTGCAAGGAAAGGGATGTAAGAGGCGTGCAGATATCTCAGGGTGGGATAAGAGAAAGACAACAACCTCAGAATTTGTCTTGAAGGCAAGTGCGATACATTCCAACAAGTACACCTATGAAAAAACCGAGTATAAGCAATGTCATTTGAAGGTGTGCATAACATGCAGAAAGCATGGTGATTTTTATCAATCACCAAGTAGTCATTTAAGGGGCTTTGGTTGTCCATCGTGCAAGTTTGAAGTAAATGCAGAAAGATGCAGAATGACCAAATCAGAGTTCATATCAAGGTCAAAGGGGCTGCATGGTGATTCATATGACTACTCAATGGTGGAGTATAAAAACAATAACACCAAAGTTGCTATATTGTGTAAGGAACACGGATTATTCATGATGTCACCTGGCAATCATCTTGCTGGCAAGGGATGCAGTGGATGCGCAAAGCACGGATTTGATTATAAGAGGGAAGGATTTGTATATTTCCTCATGGGTGATGGTGTAATAAAAGTTGGCATAACAAATGATATAAGACAAAGAATTGCAAGATTATCAAGGAGAACACCTTTTGATTTTTCCTTGATTGCAAAAATAAAAACAACCGGAGAAGAGGCTGCGGCGATTGAAAAGTATTATCATAACAAATATGAATCAGCCGGTCTTTATGGCTTTGATGGTGCAACAGAGTGGTTGAAATATTCTACAGAACTTATGAATGAGATCATGAATGAAGATACTCCGGTTTAACGCAAGACTTCCACAGCCGCGCATATCGCAGAGCCTGACCGACCCGTTAGGCGCTGCGTCTCGCCTGTCGAAAATGGACAAGGTGATAACGCGCAAATACAAGCAATTCAGGAATCGTGCGCTTGAGTTGTTTCGCACCATTCCGAGCAGCCAGGCCAATGCAGAATCAAGTGGTCTGTATTTCTATGATTTAAGTAGTGCGCGTGCCGCTACTTTCATGGATGAGTTGCAGACGCTGATTGACGAGATTCTGCTTGAAGGTGATGATTTCGGTCACGGAAGGATGTGGGCCAATGTGTTCATCGGTGATGCGTATCAGGCTGGGACGCAGAAGGCCAATTCTGAACTGTCAAGCCTGTCTTCTGCTTATGCCGAACAAAGGCCGATTGCCGCAATACTCTACAGTGAGCCTTACCTGAATCGCCTGCAACTTGCGTATACATCCGGATACTCAGACTGGCGCGGATTGAGCGATTATTCCCGCCAGCAACTGGCATCTGTCATTATGGAAGGTATTGCCCGTGGTGCTAATCCTCGTGATGTTGAAGCTGACATCATCAAGCGCGTTGACGTATCTCACAGCTACGCAAAACAGATTGCGCAGACTGAAATCACCGGAACACTGCGGCAGGCTAACAGGCGGGAAGTCATTGAGGCGCGCGAAGAGTTGGGTCTTGAAACGGTAATGCTGTGGCAGTCGGCACTGATGAAATCAACGAGGGCTTGGCATGCGTCACGGCATGGCAAGTTCTATACACCGGAAGAGATTGACACGTTTTACAGCGAGGGAGCAAACCGAAGGAACTGCCACTGCGCACAAGTACCAACACTGCTAATAGATGGTAAACCAGTCATTCTTGAATCGTCGCAGGAAAGGCTTGATAAACAGCGTGAAGCGTGGCAATCAGCCAACAAAAAGCCCTCTAAGTGAGGGCTTGGTTTTATCTTATCAACATACACAGAACAAATATTATTATCGCATAGCACAATATCTCTACGACGCTGAATATTGTTTTAATCATCCAGTTTAACGCCTGGAATCTTGCCTGCTGCGATGGCGTCGTAAATTTTCTTTGCATGATATAACTCATTTGGTGTGTCTGGGATACATTCAGGCATAAACCAGTCAATCGCCTCAATCGCAGCATCTCGCTTCCTTTCCGCTTCTGTGCGCATCGGTTTTATGCGCCCTGAGTTAGCTTGAATGGAGAAGTATTTGCGGGCTGGAACGTTGCGCATCACAACAGCCTTTCCGTCAAAATCATAACCAACAACAATGCAATGAATTACACCCTCATCAACATGGCATTCACATTCACACTCAACCGGAGGGACGCCTTCTCCGTTCCAAACCGGCGCAGCATCCTGGCCGATGCTCTCATTCAGATCGGCTTCGTCATCAGCTTCTGCCCGCTCTACTTCCTGCGGCTGGTGCAGGCGGTAGGCGATGATATCAGAATCAGTTCCGCTATGATTCCAGCGCCAACAGCCTGCAATGTTGGTGGACATTATTCCACCGCGCCCGAATATAACATCAACCATTTCACTGGCATTCACCGGGCATTCACCGCCACCCCACTCAATCCAGTCGTCAACGACCATGCCGGTAAGCGGTTCCTTGCTGGCTGCGAGAGCGGATTCGTATTGACTATGGGTTACCATATTCTCAATGGATTCATCTAATCCGTATGGTCTGCAATCATCAGCAATAATGTTAATATTAAATAGTAGCTTAGATGATAAGCCGGTCCAGCCATAAACATCACCATCGTGGTCTTGATGAATTCTGCTTACAAGTTTTGGCCACCCGCCACGCTTAGGTAATTCTTGAACTAACAGGTCGATAAGTTTCATTTTGTTTCTCCCAATGCTTTATTAACCGCCGCACGCGCATTATCCAGAGCGCGACGCTTGCTTGATGTTGTCCAGACTTTGCCTGAATGGTCGTCATATATTTCCAGTAGTTGCTGGAGTGCTGACAGCAGGTCAGGAGATGCTGCTATCAGCTTTGCGTTATGCCATTGCTCTGTTTTGTCACCGTTGTATGTTGGGGTGAATGCAACATCAACACCGATATCCGAGATAACATCTGGAGTGTTATCATCACCAACAACAACCTCCCATTTTCCACGCGTGCCTTTAAATTCTTCCATCACCAACCTCACTTAATATATTCAATAATTTCGCACTCGCGCAGCTGCACCAGACCAAACGGCGCAACCACTTTGCCGCACGGACGGATTTTGATTTGCTCAAGGTTGAACACCCCGCAGCGTCCGTTTTCTTTGAATTTGACCATTACCATCATGACCACACCCCAACAATAACGAAGAACAGCGCCACAATCATGCTCATAACACAAGGTGGACCGTAAATTATGGCGAAGTGATTTTTCCTTTGCCACACCCACGGTGTACAGAACGCGCACAACCCAAAAGCAAAAGAAATAACCCATAGAGTAATTATCGAGCGAGCAATAATTTCAAGTGTACTCATGTTCACCACCTCTTTGTTTGATGTAGATACTATGCACCACCACTCAATCTACGTCAATATTCATTGTGATAGAATTAATCATTATTTGAACAGGAGGCAGAATGAAGCTATCGCAACGCGGCAAAGAGATACTTGGAATCGCCGATGCCGTAGATATATCGCCTTATATCACCACTGAGACAAAACAGAATCAGTTTGATGCGCTGACAAGTATTGCCACCGACATTGGCATTGACGCGTTCCGCAAATCAACGCTTCTAAAGAAACACAATCTCCGCTGCTTCTCATGTACTGTTGCGCATTTCATCGTGTGGGGCGAGAAGACTGGCGACAAAGCAAAACGCAAAGCTGAAAAAGAGGTTTACTGGTATGGCTATTAGCAAAAACATGAAGGCATTTCTGGACATGCTGGCGTACAGCGAGGGCACGGATAACGGACGGCAGAAAACCAATAATCATGGCTATGACGTGATTGTAGGTGGCTCACTGTTTACTGACTACTCCGATCACCCTCGCAAGCTGATTAGCCTGCCTAAGCTGGGCATCAAATCCACCGCTGCCGGGCGCTATCAGGTACTGGCTAAGTTTTATGATGCATACAAAAAGCAATTGCGTTTACCGGACTTCTCCCCCGCATCGCAGGATGCTATTGCAATGCAGCTAATTCGTGAATGCAAGGCCACTGCGGATATTGAGGCCGGTCGCATTGCTGATGCTATCCATAAATGCCGCTCCCGCTGGGCCTCACTGCCGGGCGCTGGCTATGGTCAGTACGAGCAGAAGCTGGATAAGCTGATTCAGGTATACAAAGAGTCTGGCGGAGTTGTGGCATGAAAAAGCTAAGCAACTGGCTGCTCGGGGTGTGGATTTCATTCTGCTCACTGTTGCAGCTGTGGCCTGACGCAATGATGCATGTGTGGGTAATGATGCCGGACGACCTGAAAGCGGCGCTACCGCCAATCGTGGTTAAAGGCGTGAGTTACTCAATCATGCTGGTTGGCATCCTCGGCAAAATGCACGGCATGAGGAAGGAAAATCGGAGGCTGCGCGATGATGTCGATTCTCGCTAAATACTGGCGACCACTGGCAATTATTATAATTGTTGCCGCTGGCGCGCTGTGGGCGCGTAGCGAAATCATCAGCTACGGCGAGCAGAGATACAACGACGGGTATGCGAAGGCCATAGCAGAACAAAAGGCCGCCAACGAGAAAGAGGAGCAACGACGCAATGCAGAACTGCAAAAGATTCAGGCCGACGCCCAGCAAAGGATTGATGCTGCGCGCAATGATGCCGTTAATGCTGCCGCTAAGTCTGGCAGGTTGCAGCAACAACTTGCAAACATCCGCAAGCAACTCGTCGGATATTCCACAGCTGAGTCCATTGGCAACCCAGCCGCAGAAACCGGAGTTTTGCTTGGAGACGTGCTCAGCAAATCTGTCGAAAGAAATCGACAACTGGCAGACTATGCTGACATGGCGAGAGAAGCAGGATTAGCGTGTGAGGCGCAGTATAATTCGCTACGCAATAAAAAAGCCCCGTGAAGGGGCTTGTGTTTAACTGGTGTGTTCCGACTCTTCTCTCTGCTTCCACATCTGCTTCAGCTGAAAATAAGCATACGCCTCATCACCATCTTTCGCATTGCGCTCCATTTGCTCACACCATGCCGATGGTTTTGGTGGCTCACTCAGCTGGTAGTGTTGTTGGCTCATTAACAGGCTCCTCAGCAGCAGCTTCAACGATACGCACCAGCGAACACTCAAGATTCGGTGCGTTGTAATTGCCAGCCAGAAACAGCACGCTACCAGTGCTAATCAGCACCTGCTTTGCGTTCGCCTGTGACAGATTCTGCACGATGAATTGCGCGGTTTCCGTACCGATTTTCAGCACTGCGCTGCCGTCGCTATTCAGTGATACCAGCTGTGCGGACGTGTCAGCAATGTTGGTAAAGTTCGCGTTTCGTTGCGCGATGGTGATATCGCAGAATGACATTTTTATGCTCCTGTGTTGAAGTGAATTTTGCCGTTTTCGCCATGTGTTGCCGGTTCGATTGTCACTGTGATTGTAGGCTTTCCAAAAGAAGGGATGTTGAACTGGAAGTCAATTACGCCAGCAACCATGCGTCCATCCTGATCGACAATCATACTTCTGCCATTAACTTGCTCAACATGGAGATACACTGGCTCTTCATATTTAGGTAGCGACATTATTTAATCTCTCCATTCAGCTCATTAACAATTAACGTTGCATAGCCAGCAATGTCTTTCCAGCTATCATCATAAGTCGGGTCGCCATTCAGGATGCGCCCAATCTTGTGCTGAATCATGTCGAGCGCCTCGCGTTGGCTTGGCGTCAGGTTATGCCATCCATCCACATCTCGCATCACACCTTTCAACTCCTGCATAATTTCAGCGCCGTCCTTGAATTTGCCGTATCGGCTACCGCGTTCGGTGATGAGGGCTTCTGTTGGGGATGTAAACCACATTTCCGCGCCGACCTCCGTAACATTCACTGGCTCACGATGGGCGATAACAATATCGCCAGCCTTTTCGATATCCTTCTCTCGCCCCGCATAATCCGCGCTGAGGTAGTATATTTTGCCACTGGTTGCTGATTTCACAACAAGAACAGCATCTTCATGACCATTAAAATAATCAGCACTCCCCTTCAGGTATTTGTATTTCATCTCACCACCTCAAATTTAATTTTCACCACCTCATCAGTTGATGCGCCATTCTCAACAACCCATTTATAGGCATCAAACCGGTCTTCAAAGACAATCATTCTTGACGGGGTGTCATCACCATCCCCATTAACATAAGAGACCGGTGCACCTCTGTCGTTTATTACTGTCCATCTTTCCATCACTCGCCTCTCAATGTAACCTTGTTGCTTTCGTCAACATTAAAATTAGCCCGAATCAAATCATACATATCTTCCTTTGGCATATCAGCCAGCGCCACATAGCAACGGGCAAAGTAGCGAACATCACGGAGTGTCAGCGGCTGCCGCTTCTCCACAATGCTGGTGATAATGTCCATCGGCTCTCGTCGTGGTCTTGGCATATTTACTACCCCTTCTCGAAAATTATTGTTGACCAATCTACATCATTTAGTCAATACTTATTGACGTAGATTGTACCACAACGGAAAAGGTGATGTGGAAATGAGCGTGAAAAAAGTAATAACAGAAAGATGTGAGTATTTGCGCTCCATGCTTGAGGCGCGAGCAGTAAATATTGAAGACATTGAACTGTGTCTTGTACATATCAAAAACGCCATCCTTGAAGGGTATCATCAGGGTCAGGTAGATTGCTCAACCGAGGTACTGCCTGAGCTACTGAGAATGGCAACAACTGGTAAATTTTGAGGAACATCCAATGACAACAGATGAACTGTACGAAGAATCGTTAATCCAGCGACTGAATGAAGTTGAGCGCACTCGTGAGTGGATAGAGTGCGAGTTGCGAGAAGTGCGTAACCGACTGCAACGTAAGCGCAGCCAGCAGAAGGACGTTATCGACTGGTCGGGCGATACGCCTAAATTTAATAATCTTGGGGAGTGGGTGAAATGAGCAAATGCAGCACGATACACCAATTAGTTATGGCTGATATCAGGGAATCCAACGCCAGAAACAAGAAAAGCAGGAATCAAAAGAATTGGTATGGCAGCATTGGCTTTTTGAAAGCAATGTTTAAAAACAGCAAGAAACATTACCGACGCGACAGGATTCTGCGAAGATTGTGCGACTTAAACATGAAGAAATTAGTTAAGGAGATGACAAAATGACAGCACCACATATGCCGATGATGAATGATGAAGGACTGCTGGAGTGCCCATTCTGTGGCAGCAATGACGCATACAATGACAAAAACATTCATGGCTATTACGTTGCTTGCTCGCAGTGTGGGTGCGGTACTGATGAGTGGCTCCATCAAGAATCAGCAGTGAAGTCATGGAATACACGCAACGGGCACCTATACACAGCCGAAGATTTCAGTCAGGCAGCAGAGGAGCGTGACTATGTACTATAAATCACAAATCATGCGCGTGATTATTAATCACCCAGGAGCAACGCGCGCATACATTGAAAAGCATTGCGGAGGAAAGAACTCAAGCACCACAACGCATCGTTTGCATGAGATGCTTGCACTTGGCTTTATTCGCCGTGAGAAGTCAGTGATTTGTGGTGATAAGTGGCAGTACAAGTATTTCATCTCTGAGGATGCGGCAGGTATTGATGATGCAATTAAGTGCCATTTGCTTGATAACGCTGGCGCAGAGGTGAAAGAAATAAGTTCATCCACTGGCATTGATTATCGAATCGTGAAAAGCCGCATCCGCATTATGTTTCATAACGGTGATGTGACGCGAAGCTATGACCACCACAAGAAGCTGTGGCGTTACTCATGGCGTGAGCAGGAGGTTAACGTCAGCAACCTGTTCAATTCACTGCTTCGCAATGTAAGAGGTCATCATGGGGAAAGCCAAACGCAAGAAGCAAGAGTATGAGCCACTACCGCCATGCGAAATGTCAGGAATCCCGCGGCAGGAGGATGTGATTCTCACCGAGGCTGAGTGGCGCAAGGTGGCAAGAGTGCAAATCATGTTCCGCAAACTTGCTGAGGACGTACTAAATGAGATGGGCTATTAAGCATAAATCTGGCAGAACCCTGTTTGTGACATCGGATGAGTTTATTGCCAATAACCGTAGAAAGATGGGCTGGATAGTGGAGGAAGTGAAGATGACGAGTAGAGAGCAGTTTGAAGCAAGTTGGTTGCGACGCGGAGGTGAGGCATCAGACCTTGTTCGTTACCCTGAAAATCACCACGAGGCTGGTAGTGGTAATGTTGGTGGTCAGTATGTGATTGATGATGTCCAAGGCCACTGGCAAACATGGCAAGCATCTCGCGCAGCAATTGAGATTGACCTAAGCAATATGCATTTGCTGCTGTGCGACCAAAATGATGTCATTAATGAATTAACAAAACACAACTTAAAGGTGAAAAAATGATTATCCCATTAAACGACATCATGAAAGCAGACATCATTCAGCTTGAAGATTATGACATGCAACTGGCGTTTGAAATAGAAACTGTTGAGCGTCAACTGCAATATGCTGATAAGAAGAATGATCGCGTCTGGCATGAGAAAGCGCTTAAAGCACGCGACCATATGAAGCGCACGCGAGCACTTATTAAAACTCGACTTGATAAATTGTATTACGGCGAGGAAAGGTTATTGCATGGTGTAATTCTCAAGATGATTCGTAGGGATATGTCTATTGATAGATTTATGGAGTACGTAAATAAGGCAAAAATAGAGGCCGGTTTCAGAGGTGGGAAATGAATAAGCGCGAAGAATCGACGAAGAAATGGTGCGATATTTTTAGTTACAGCGACGGAACGCTGAAGTGGAAGGTGCGCCCGGCAAGAAGAATGAAAATTGGTGATGCTGCTGGGTATATGAAGGATGATGGATATATGAGAGTTAGATGCAGGGGAGGCCAGTATTACGTGCACCGCATTATCTGGGAAATGCATAACGGTCCTATACCTAAAGGTATGGAGGTTGATCATATTAATCACGTGAGAACAGATAACAGAATTGAAAATCTGAGGCTTGTGTCAAGACTGGAAAACTGCAAGAACAGAAAGCTCAACAGCAACAACACAAGTGGATTTAATGGGGTGTCATGGTCGAAAAGAGATGGTAAGTGGCTGGCATATATTTACATCAATAAGAAGAGAATCAGGCTTGTCCTATTCTCTGATATATCTAACGCCATAGCAGCCAGAGAGAAGGCCAATTTAAGTCATCGGTTCCACAAAAACAACGGGGGTAGATCATGATTCCATTACTGTGGATTTTATCCGCCTACGCATTCGCGAGAGTATTTGAGGCTGATACTCTGTACCAGATGATTTGCTATGGCGCCCTGTTCTGTCTCTCTGGTGCTGCGCTCGCATTCATGGATGATGTGATTTCAGACTAACACCGTATATCTTTTGTTCATCATGGGCTGCTATCATTTAATCAGGAGGTAGCCCATGAACATAATCCCTATCACTTACTTTCTCACACTCTACGCACTCACCGACTCGCCATTGTTTGCACTGGCTACCGCCTCATGGTGCTATATCTCCCTGTGTTATAATTCGACCACAAACTAACCGTGGAGCTACGCGATGAATAGACTGCAAGTTAACGTGCTCACCACTATCAATTCCGCGAGCAATATCAGTGAGCAGGTGATTGATGGCGACTTGCACTACGTTATAAAAAATGTCACCCCTCTATGCGACGACATAGTGATGAACGGCGGCCTGTACCCGGCGGAAGAGATACGCAATAGTTATCATGGGCTAAATGGAAACCCAGCCCCATACAACCACCCAATGGTTGATGGTTCTTTCGTCTCAGCACACAATATTCGGGCGGTAAACCAGTATCATGTTGGCGCATGGATAGAGAATGCCTCTCATGATGGTGGTAAGGTGCTTGTTGACCTGAAGGTAAACAAAGTCATCGCTGAACGTTCAGAGAAAGGTCAGGAGCTGCTCGGTCGCATTGAGGCGCTAATGAACTCCGCAGAAGGCGCTGAGCCAATCCACGTATCCACGGGCTTATTGCTCAACCGCGAAGCTGCGGAAGGAACAAGCAAAGGCAAAAAATACACATGGATTGCGCGCAACATGGAGTGGGACCATCTCGCCATCCTGCCACCGGGAGTGCCGGGAGCCGGGACGCCAGAAGATGGTGTTGGCATCTTTGCTACCAATGGCGAGCAAATCGAACGAATCACCGTAAACCTTGAGGATTCAACCGTGCCAGACGAAAGCGCCAACAAGATTAATTATAAATCTTGGCTACATAAGGCTATCAACTACATCACCAACAAATCAGACCTGTCGTTTGAGAACATTAGTGAGCAGATTCGCCAGATTCTGAAGGCGGAAGTAGGCGAGGATGTGTGGCCTTATATCGTGGCTGTGTACAACGATCGCGTCGGGTTCGAAATCAAAGGCCAGATTTTTCAGCAGTTCTACATCGTTGAAGATGATGTGGTAAAATTGGTCGGTGAGCGGGTCAAGGCTGTTTATAAAACTGAACTTGAGCCGGTAAAATCAACTGAAGGGGAAATCTCAATGACGAACGAGGAATTGCAAGCGGTACTCGCTGAAGCCCTCAAGCCGGTTCAGGAATCGTTGACAGCCGTCAACCAGAAGCTGACCGACATCGAAGCCGAAAACGTTAGGCTGAAAGAGCAATTGCAGGCGAATACCGAGCAGGAAGAAACCGCGATGCGTGCTGCTATCATCGCTGAACTGAAACTGCCGGAATCTGCTGTGAATGCATTGAAAGGCGAAGCACTGCGTGAAACCTATGCGCTGACCAGTAAACCTGCCGCGCTGAAGGGTGGCTTCCAGCCGAACCACGCTGATGACGATTTTGATATGGAGGCACCTGAATAATGGCTACTATCCGTTATGGCACCATCATTGGTGGCCCGGCCCGCAAAAACGACCCGCAGATTCGCGAAGGCATCATGAATGCCGCATTGCAACCTGGAGCACTGGTTGATTTCAATACTGATGACAAAATCATCGCACATGCTACCGCTGGCGGTCAGGGCTTCCCTTATGTGCTTCAGCATAACTACATCGGCGGCGGTGATGTCTCTGAAGCGGTTCCGGCTAACGCTACTGGCATGGCTGTACAGTGCGAGTTTGGCGTCACTTATCACGCACTGGTTGCTGCATCTTCCGCGCTGAAGAAAGGTACACCACTGGCAAGTAATGGTGCTGGTGCGCTGAAAGTTGCTGGCAATGGGGATAACATCCTGTTCTACTCCTATGAAACTTATACTGTTGCCTCTGATGGCGCTGAACTGGTTGCAGTTCGTCGTGCTGGCAATGCTTCCATGCCTGCTGGAGGATAATAATGGAAAAGATTATTTTTACCAAAGACTTGGTAGCCAACTCCGCAGTGGTGGCTGACCAGTGGAAACATCTCACCATCGACCGCAAAGTGTTCTGCAATGCAGAAGCTGAACTGGCGAAAACCTATGGCGTTAACGCCACCGCACTGGTAACGAAAGATTACTGGCGCGACGTGGACAACGTCACCACCCGCGTTTTCCGTAACGAAGCTGGTCAGGACATGATGGCCGACCTGATGGGTATCGCGGCAAACATCAATATCGGTAAGACTGTGGCAATCAGCCGCATTGCTTCCGATGCTGGCAAGGTCGTCCGCACTCTGTCTGGTCAGGAGCCGGAAGATTTGGACAAAACACGCTACGATTACACTGGCGATGTGATTCCAATCTTCAAGACTGGCTACAGCCGCGAATGGCGTGAACTGCTGGGTATGCAGTCTGAAGGTTTTGACCCGCTGCTTGATGATCAGGCTAACGTCACCTTTAACCTGCGTTCCGATATGGCGCAGTACCTGCTGACTGGCGACCAGACTCTGAACGTGAACGGCGTTTACACTGGCTATGGTATCACCAACCACCCGAACACTGTTCAGGTTAACCTGAATGCTTCCGGCGGCCTGAATATCGACCTGCAAACCGCGACGCCAGACGAAATCGTGACCTTCTTCAATCAGGATTTCCAGGCTATTCTGGATGCGCAGAACGTATTTGAGCAGGTGACTCTGTGGGTTTCCCCGGCAGTGCGCCGTAGCTTCATGCGTCCGTATTCTAATGCGGCTGGCTTCAAAGGCGGCACGGTTGAGCAGTACATCACGCAGTTCGGTAACGGTCGCATCGGCAAGATTGGCACCAACTTCCTGCTGACTGGCAACCATTTCGTTGGTTACGTTCGCAATGATATGTATATCCGTCCGCGCGTTGCTCAGCCTGTCTCCACCTACGCGGCAGCCCGTACCAACCCGCACGATAACTTCAACTTCCTCGTGTGGTCTGCTATGGGTTTGCAGGTGCGTAAGGATTTCTCCGGTAAGTCCAAAGTGTTTAACGGCTACGGTACGCAAACTCCGAAGTGATAAAAAAAAGGGGCTTCGGCCCCTTTATGAATTGAGGTGAATAATGGCTAAATACGAAGTCATCGCACGAGGCATCTTTGTAAAAGAAAAGGGTAAGATTCGTGAATTGCAGCTTGGCGAGGTTATCACTGAGCCAGCTGAACATCTGATGTCAAAGCTGCGCGTAATGCCTGAACTGGAAAAGTCTTTCGAAGTCGCAACCCCGCAAGAAAAGACGACAAAGAGAAAGAAAGCAGAATAAACAAAACCCGCATAATGCGGGTTTTTATTGCTACAGACGCATCGGCATAACAACAATCTTCGCAGTATCGCCAGATGGCGCGCTAAGGCAGCAAACTGCGGCATTGGTATTTCCATTTAGTTCAAACTTGACACCACAGAATTTAGGATTAAACAGCTTCGCCACTTTCTCAATATCAACAAGGTAGCCAGCATTGAAGCCGATTTCCTCTGTTGGCAAGGTCTGCTTCGGAATGACGCGATCAATATCAGGGAATCGCCCGTCAATCTCTTCGCAGACACCTGCACCAACCATCACGCCAGCTTCATCATGATACGTTGCAATTTTCGTTTTGGTATCAATGATGGCGTAGTCATAGCGTTTTGTAGGAGACTTGCCAATCTTGATAATCACATTTTCTGTCAGCTTGTTGTCATGGCTGCCACCAATAAATGCGCGATGACCGTCAGTTGACGCAATGCGACCATCAGTCATGAAGCAGATTCCATTCAGGCAGTAACGAACATCATTGCGCGCCTGAAATATTAATGCTGATTCAAGTAATAATTTGCTGATTTTTAGTTTCATCACTTCACCTTAATCATGTGCTGTTTTGCAACCTTCAGGCACTCCTCAAAAATGCCTCCCTTCTTTGCGCTCTGATTACGCTTGTAATACTGAATTGCCGCATCAATTGCCATCTGGTCGATGTCTGGCAGTTTGGAGCGGGGTTGTTTTTCGATGAATTGTTCAGCGTTCATTTTCCAACCTATTTGCAGTATGGGCACGTTGATTTCGTTCCGCTACCACCATGTCGTGGACAACATATTTTCTCTATTGGTGTCATCACATCTTCTCCAGAATTGCCATAACCTCGTGAATATCAGCAACAGGAATCTGGATAAACTCCTCATCCTCAGCCACCACATGACCAGCAGGAAGAATCACATGGTCTGCTGGCTTCAGCAGTTCAATCAGGCGGTCTACTGGCTTAATCTTTTTCGACTTCAGCACCTTTGCTGTAACCTTATCTTTGCCTTGCGCCTTCGCTTCTTCGACCGCTTCGTCGATAACTTTAACCGCATCGTCGCCATGCTCGCGAGTTACCGCTACGGCATTTGCATAGCTGATTTGCCCGGCACTGATTCGTGCCTTCACTTCCGCTGGAACATCACCAAGCGACAGGTGCATTTGCACGTCAGACACTGAGCGACCTACCTTCTTAGCGATTTCCTCGTTAGTCCATCCAAAGCCTTTCAGTCGCGTATAAGCCTTTGCGCGCTCAAACGGGTCGAGCTGCTTACCCTGACTGGATGACACCATGAAGGCGATTTTGTCCGCCTCATCACCAGTGAAATCTTTGCACTCAATGCGAACGATTGGCGCACCACGCTCAATGGCACGCAATGCGCCGAGATAGCGGTGCTGACCATCAAGAATGCGAATCCCCTTCTCATCAGGAATAACTGTTAATGCTGGTAATGGTTGGCCTGATTCCCAGCACTGAGCGAAATATTCAACGTGTTGCTCATCTGCTTCGCGGATGTTGTATCCCGGCTCCAGATAGATTTGCTCAACTGGCACGAGATAGGTTTTGTTAACAGCGATACCGTTGCGCGTTTCTTTGTCTGAATAGATTTTGCTGAGTGTTTTCATTGTTTTTTTCCTAATGCTTTCTTGATTGCTTTGTTCGCCAGATTTAATGGGTGTTCTTCATGACAATCATCAGAAGATACTCCACAAACATCCTCAACATAATCGCGGAGCTGGCGAAGTGCTTCGAGTAATTCTGGCGCTGCGGCTACTAACTTTGCATTTGACAAATGCTCAATGCGTGATACATCCCTATGAGCGCCTTCATCACTCCAGTGTTCAAACCCAGCATTTTCCCAGTCAGGGAAAATTGCTATAGAATTAATCACCTTGATGATTCCAAAACCATTGTCATCAACTACATCAGTGTAAACTTCATGGCGCTTAACGCACTTCCACTCCCCTTTCGTACCTTTGAATTCATCTTTCATCTCATCACCTCTAACATTTATTGTTGTTTCTACGGCATCACTATAAACACACCATCAATCTACGTCAACAGGAATATGCTAAAATCATGCTAATCAAACAACAGGAGATTTAAACATGGGTTCAACAAACGGTCCGTCTCGTTCACGCGCTACTGGCAACACAAAAACTGGCGGCAAAACTGGCGCAGTGAAGCCAAACGGCTCCACCCGCTCACCATCGCGCGGTAAGAAATAATGTTCGGCGCAGACGTTGCCATCATGATCATGTATGTGCTGGGTTTTGCCTGCACGGGCATGGTCGCGTTTCTGGTGTTCATTCCGGCAATGGTGATGTCTGTGTATCTTGGATGGGTGCTTGTTAATTCATTTCCCGCCGAATATCTGTATTACCTTGCGCAGTCTATGGTCTGGTTATTTCCTGCTATTGCGCTGCGCAAAAGTACAAAGATGGCGCTCTGCGTGCTGACGATGAGCCTTTACGAATGGCTGGTAGCGATAGAGTCATTCGCATGGGAATTTATCACGCCTGTAGAAACGCCGCTTCATGCGCAGTACGCATTTATTATTATCGGCATCCATCTGTTCATCCTTTCCATCACTTTTAAATGGGGCGGCGAAATTGGACATTATTCTTGGCGTGGTCGCCATTGTTTTTTCGCTGATTCAAATCTATAAGTGCTGGAAACATATCATCAGCGAGACTCGCAATGAACGAAACACTAAGGCAGGCCGCAGAGCAAGTTATAAGCGGGACGACGGGGCAGGTGATTGATAAGGCTGGGTATGCTTCTATTGGCACTGGCATTGGTCTGAAAGTCGCAGAGCAAACACCTGTCACGCAATCTTATTTTGAGGCTATGATTCCACACAGCCTGACAGAGTGGGCGGCAGTAGCGTCAATTCTTGGCGCACTGTCACTGGTAATAAAGAACCTGTTTGAGATGTGGTGGAAAGTCCGGGAGTCAAAGAGAAATGGCAGCACCAACACCTGAAGAATTAGTAAGCCAGATGGCATCCCGCGGGATGACTGTTACCACAACAGATGCATCTGGCATTCTGTGCCTTGTGGCGTCAATCAGTGAATGCCTTGAACTGAACTATCCAAATGATGAATGCCGACAAAATGCGATCATGCTGTGGGCTTCAATCCTGATTAGCGCAAACACCGCAGGGCGTTACGTTACCAGTCAGAGCGCACCATCTGGAGCATCGCAATCATTCGCGTATGGCAGTAAGCCGTGGGTGGCGCTGTACAATCAGATGAAGCTACTGGACACAGCCGGATGCACTGGCGATTTGGTGGAAGACCCTGATGGAAGTGGTAAGCCGTGGTTTGCGGTTGTGCGTGGGAGTAAGTGCAAATGTTGATGACAAAAGATTTAATTAAGCGACTCGTCAAATTAACAAAAGAGCCATCATTTACCATTCCTGCATGGTGTAAAACTCGTAAGCAGCGAAGAAAGTTCATGATCGATTGTGCAAAAGGTTTAGTGGAGCCTGACAAATCATGACTTCAATTGCCCGGTTTTCCTATACACAGCCATGCACCATCTGGCACAAAAGCGGTACGGACAAGTACGGCAAGCCAACTTTTGACGCGCCAGTGAGCATCATGTGCGATTATGGTTTCAACGATGATGTATCGACAGACGCGAAAGGCAATGAGATTGTGCAGAAAAATACCTTCTGGACAGAATACACTGGCGCTAAGGTTGGTGATTACATCATGATTGGCACGGTGACAGAAGTTGACCCGCTGGCGGCTGGCGCAAACCAGATTCTGAATGTGATTAATTATGGCAACACTTTCCAAAGAAGTGAGCCGCCTGATTTTGCACTGGTGACATAATGCCAGCGAAATTAAGGGGTGTCAGGCAGGCCGTAGAAAGAACATCGCAGATTGTGGATGAGATAATCGCCACGAAAGCTGTGCGCGCTCTGAAGTCAGCGACATACATCATTCGCACCGAATCAGCCACGCTGACGCCGATTGATACATCAACGCTGATTAACAGCCAGTTTGACACGGTGGAAGTTAACGGAACGCGAATCACCGGTAAGGTTGGTTACTCTGCGAAATATGCCCTGTACGTTCATAACGCCAGTGGCAAACTTGCAGGTAAGCCGCGCAGCAACGGCAACGGCACGTACTGGTCGCCTGGCGGTGAGCCACAATTTCTTACCAAAGCAGCACAACGCACGAAAGACCTTGTAGATAGTGTTATTAAGAAGGAGATGACACTGTGAATATGCTTGAACTGGTTGATGCATATCTTCAGGATGCAGGATTGTATGATGGCTGGACTTCGCAGTTGCAGTTCTGGAATGACACCGGAGATGGCAACGAGCAATTTATTGTCCTGCAATCAAACGGCGGCACGCAGGTTATGGATGGAATAGGTGGTGACTTCTATTTCTCGCTGTACGTTGTCGGCAAGCAAGGGCAATATAACCTTCAGGATGTTGACGCTAAAGCCAATGAGATTATCGAATACATCAAGACGCATCCGATTGATTCATGCGTTAACTACATCCAGTTGCAGGCACCACTTGGTAGGCCAATGCTGACGGAAGAGAAACGGCCTGTGCATGAGTTGCTTTTACGGGTTGTGAAATAAATAAATCCGCATGAAGCGGCTTTTAATTTGGTGGACACGGACGGATTTGAACCTTCAATCAGCCGATTATTAGTCGGTTGCTTTAACCAATTAAGCTACGCGTCCATAAGTGCTGGTTTAAGCATTGCCAGCGTGCTTTCTTAACATCCAGCCACGTAACCCATACATACCCCTACATATGATTGCGATAATGCTGGATATTAAGTGTTGTGGCGACAGGAATCGAACCTGCTTCCATCGGTGCGCTGCCGATTGCAGTACGCGCGGCGGTCAGCTACATGACTAGTATTTCACTGTCGCCTATCTGCTAGCTCGCCATTGAGCTTCACCACAACGTAAAGAGTACTGGAACTTGGGCTGGGTATTACCGCATGTCTTTCGACTTCGAACCAAGGCTGACATTACCCAATGCTCTTACCTGTTGTGTGCCGGTTACGCGTCCGGAGTTTCTCGACCGCTAATTATAATTGAAGGATTGACTATAATTAAATGAAATCAGTGAGCCAATCTCTGTTAAGTCCAAATCTACACCACAAAATAATCACTGTCAACACCTGTGATATAATCACCACGTTAGCAGCTAACACAATTCGGAGAACGAAATGGCTATTTGTGCAAATGATAAGGGCGTTCTGGTAGGTCGTATGACTCGACTGTTCCTTGCTGAAGGATGCGGCGACGCAGTTCCGGAAGCGGGAGACTGGAAGTATTTAGGCTCAACCACCAGTAAAGGCGTGGACTACTCGCCGCAGACTACCACGTCGGAAGCTGATACCGCTGGCGGTTTTGTTTCCACTCTCGTTACCAGCTCTGATATGACCATCAGTGCAGAAGTGGAAATCCGCAAAAATGACCCGAGTGATGAGTTTGGATTCCATCGGCTTGTTGAGATTTACGCCACTGAACTGAAAGCTCGTCGCCAGCCTTCCTTGTGGGTGCGACAGGTGACTGGTGCAACCATCGTTACCGCGTACTGCAACATCACCAGCATCAGTTACGAAGGTGGCACGAACGATATCGTTACTGGCAGCATTGAGTTCAAGGTTTACGATTCTGACAGCGTTACCGTCGAAAGCCTTGAGCCTCTGAAGTTCACTACCAACCTGCAATCAACTGGCAGTACTGGCAGCCCGTTAACAGTTGCCGTTGAAGGTGGCGTGTCCCCATACACCTACGTGTGGCGCAAAGATGGCTCGGTTGTTGGCGGCGAATCTGGCGCATCACTGGCAAGCCCAACTGCTGGCGTGTATACCGTTACGGTAACTGATTCATCTACTGACCCGGAAATTATTATCAGCACGGCGTGCACCGTATCCTGATAAAGAAAAAGCCCCGAAAGGGGCTTTGTTTTATTCTTGCGGCGGTTCTGGTAGCGGCATCCAGTGGGTTACTCCATGCCATATACCAGTTAATATTTCAAATCTTGGCTCTCTGCCTTTCTGTGTCTTGGCATATTTATTCCTTGTATATACGCATTGTCTAACTGCATATCCATTCCATCCAATAACTGTTTGTCTAATTTCTGGCATCCGCTCACTACACTTAACCCACTTGCTCATATCACCTTATCCTCTTCAAAAATAACACCAATCACACGAAGCAAGTCTTTCGCCATGCGTTCAGCTTCTTCATAGTCGTAACCTGCATCGACATACAAATCAGTGTAGAAAATCAGGTCAGCTTTTGTTTGCTCGTTCATTTCTTATCGCCACTGTTAACTAATGCCCAGACAAGTGCTGCAACCCATCCAATAAAGCTCCATCCTACAAGAATATTCAGCACACAGATTGCTGTCGTGTTTGTGTGCTTCCTTTGCAATGCCACAAAAGATGGAAGAAGGTACACAAATATCACCAAACCAACAAAAAACAACAAAATAACAACGTCCATAGATAACCTCAACTGTTAATAACTTATTTATATTACATGCCATTCTTTTTGCACAAAGCAACAGCTACATCACGCAATTGCTCTTTTGTCATATCCTTGCGTGCATAAACCATTTCTACAATGGCAAGGCCGATTATTTCTGCTGATTCGTTGTTTTTTGTGGAACCCTTAACTACCACCTCGGCAAGATTCTTGCTGATACCGTTATCGCGAGCATCGGCCGTGTTTAGTGCTATTTCCCCGATGTTTTTGCAAACCTCAGAGGTCGCGCTTGCCGCAAAGGAAGAAGCAAATAGTACTGATGCAATCAACATTTTAATTTTCATAACTCACCTCATTTATTCATCACTCGTTTCGATGACTTGAATCTACATCACCGCCTCGCAGGTGTCAACATCACCGAGATGATATAATCAACATCAGTCAAATTCAGGATGCAAAACATGAGCAATCGCACGCCACTAACAGAAATCGGAGAGATGCGCATCTCGCTTTCTGACAGGAGTTTTTTCTTTAAGCCATCATTCCGCGCCATGAATGAAATCGGTACACCAAAGGAAATCGTCGAGGTGTACGCTAGACTCAACGGCATTGATTATGTTGCGCCATTGCAGCACATAGAATACCTGCCATTTGGTGCGCAGATGCAGGTTATGAAAACTATCAGCAAGCCCGTGTATGGTCGCCATGTACTTAGCGCAGCCTATATTGTCATGCAGTCATGCTGCGAAGATGATATTTCTGTGCTGATTGGTGGATGGAAGCCAACACCGCGAGGTGTACGATACGTTCCGGGTACCATGCCAGTGAGTGACATTATTATTATTGCGCGCAACCTGATGCAGCACGGCATCATCGGCAAGTCACCACTCAAAGTACCTGAGCGTCTGGAAGAGCAGGGCAAGAAAACAACAAACGAGTTTCATGCGTCGCAATACATCATCTCAGCACGCACGCATTTCGACATGACGCGCGATGATGCCGAAAACCTGTCCATGACAGAGTTTCAGATGATGATTAAGAATAAATATCCAGAGCCGAAAGGGTTAACGAAAGAAGAGCGCGCGGCAGAGTACGATCAGGCTAAAGCAGACCGCGAGCGCATGAAGGCACTGGCTGAACGCAAAGCGAAAAAAGCGAGGAATACATAATGGCTGCAACATCTACCGGAAGTATAGTTTATGAGGTTGGTATCGATTTAACCGGCCTTCAGGCTGGACTGAGGCAAGTTAACGATTCCCTGAATGGATTAAATCGCACAGTTGATATCAACACTCGACATATTGGGAGTCTTGAGCGTCAGGCAGAGGCGACAAGCTCGGCCATGTCACGCCTTTCTGGTGTGGCTAAATCATTAATGGCCGCTCTTTCTGTACAGCAGGTGGCATCTTACTCTGATGCGTGGACAGAACTAAACAACAAAGTATCAAACTCAATTCGCGTTGGCGAGACGCAAGCGGAGGTAATGCAGCGAATCTTTGATGTAAGTCAGGCAACGCAATCCAGCCTGAATGGTACGGCTGTACTTTATTCTCGACTTGAGCGCGGCACTCGCGAGTACAATACAAGCGCCGAAGATCTGGTTAGACTCACGACAATAATTAATCAGGGATTTGCAGTGTCAGGGGCGACAGCACAGGAAGCTGAAAACGCCATCATTCAGTTATCGCAGGGTATTGCGGCTGGCGTTTTGCGTGGTGAAGAATTTAACTCCGTTTCCGAGCAGGGCAGTCGTCTGATGATTGCGCTAGCCGACTCGCTTGGTGTTGGCATTGGGCAACTCCGCAAGATGGCTGCTGAGGGTAAGTTAACTACAGATGTCGTAGTTAAGGGGCTACTTTCACAGGGTGACGTCATTGGAAAAGAATTTGAAAAAACCACAGTGTCTATCGCTAAAGGGTTGCAGGTTGCAGGTAACAACATAACGAAGTTCTTCGGTGAAAGCTCAACAGTAAAATCGTTCTCCGTAGCTTTTCGCGACTCCGTTATTTCAATCAGCGAAAACCTAGATCAGCTTGGTCAGGTACTGGCAGTGGTGGCAGCAGTTGTTGGCAGTCGTTACGTTGGTGCAATGACGATGGCGGCGGCAGCCACCGCCAAGCAAGTATTAGCTAACCGCCAGTTGGTTCTTGCTGAACGAGACTCGACCGCAACAGCAGCATTGCAGGCTCAAGGGCAACTTCGGGCAGCAGAAGCTGCAAAAGTTCGCGCGCTTGAGGAAGTCCGCCTTGCTCAGATGATGAAAGCAACCGCTATTACCACTACTCAAACGGCGGCAGCCGAGGCTGCACTTTCTGCGGCAAGAACCGCAGCAGCAACTGCGGCTGGCAAATATAATGCGGCGCTTGCAGCTAACACGGCGGCACAGAACGCAGCAGCAGCAGCAGCGTCAAGGGCATCGATTGCCACTGGCATTATGCGCGGCGCACTTGGGCTTGTCGGCGGCCCGGTTGGCGCTGCAATGCTTGCTGGCGCAGCAATTTACTACTTCTGGCAGCAGGCTGAAAAAGCAAAAACGGAAGCAAGAGAGCTTGCTGATGGTGTTGAAAACCTAACCTCAAACATGAAATCCATGAGTCGGGTTCAACTATCAGCAGAAATAGCAAAGTTGCGCGACACTATCCCACAACTAACTGAAGATGTTGCAGACGCTCAGGATGCATTTAACAAGGCGACAGGTAGAGTTAAAAACTATCAGCGTGAAATAGATAACTGGGGTGAGTCAACGAAACGAGGTCGGCAAGCGGCGCAAGCTATGCAAGGTGCGCTTGATGATCAGGCTGTTGCGACTGCAAATCTTGAGAGCGCACAAAACAGGCTATCTCGCGTACAAAGTACAATCGGCATCGCTCAGGCACAGGTTAACGGACAATTTAAGCAGGGTATCGACCTGCTAAAAAGGCATGGAGAAGAAACTGGCGTTGTTGCTGGCATGATGAATCAGTTAGGCAATTCCTTAAATTTTGCTGCCAAGGCTCAACAAAATTTCAACTCCTCTTCCCTTGTTATTCAGCGTCCTGCAAAAGTTCAGGAATATCTGGATAAACTTAGCGAGCAGGTAGAGCTGGAAGGTGAACTTGACGAGCGTAAAAGAGCACAGCTACGCGCAGAGAAAGAAATACGCGCATTGGGTGGAAGTGATGCAGACGTGCGAATGGCAAGGGAGCGCGCTGGCGCTGAGTACGATTTGATTAAAGCGCAGCAGGACAGGAGAAAGGAGGAATCAGCGTCACAGTCAGCATCGAAAAAGGCAGCGAGTCAGCAAGAATCAATTGCGCAAAAACTGGAAAACCTGAGGGAGAAAGCGGAACTTGCTGCTGCTTCAACTGCGGAATTATCTAGAGAACAAACAATTCTGTCAGCGAAACAATCACTAGGCAAGGCAGCCACAGAAGATCAAATCAGGCTGGCTGGAGAATATGCAGCCCGCGCATATGATGCAGCAAAAGCACTTAAAGACCAACAAAAAGCAGAGAAGGAAAAGCAGAGAGTAGAACAATCGTATCAGGGATTGCGCGCCATTGCGTCACCAACGACTGGCATTGATAGTGAATACCAGCAACGCATGGCTGACCTTGACGCCTACGCCGCAGCATATCCGCAAAAAATCACGGAGATTGAGCAGACTCGCGCAGCAATTGAAGCGCAATACCGCCAGCAGCGAATGGACGCCATGTGGGCTGAGTGGCAGCAACAAAGCCTCGGTGCGCAACTGTTCGGTACTGCTCTTGATTCAGCGATGAGCACGGCATCAAACAGCATCACCGGATTATTGACAGGCACAATGAGCGTTCAGGATGCAATGCGCAGTCTCGGCTCTACGGTGCTGAACTCTCTGGTAAACAGCTTTGTTGAAATGGGTGTGCAGTGGGTGAAATCTGCTGTTATGGGGCAGACTGCACAGGTTGCAGCAACAGCTACCACCACAGCAGCGCAAACAGCAGGGCTGGCAACCACAACAGCAGCATCCACGGCTGCAGCAGCCACCACCACGGCGGCATGGACTCCAGCGGCAATCGTGGCATCAATCGGTTCATTCGGCGGTGCGGCTGCAATTGGTGTAGGTGCTGTTCTCGGGGCACTGGCAATGGGTATCGCTGGCAAGCGAAAAAATGGTGGTCCTGTTAGCGCCGGAAGTATGTACGAAGTGGGCGAAAATGGCTTACCTGAGGTCTTTCAGGCATCCAACGGTCGCCAGTACATGATTCCCGGCAACGATGGCTCAGTCATCAGCAATAAAGACCTTACCGGAGGTGGTAGCGGCGTTGTGGTTTATAATAGCGTTATCAACAACAGCTCAGCGCAGGTCCGCAGCAGCGCCAGAGATAATGGTGACGGAAGTGTGACAATTGAGACGATTGTGAGTGATATCGAAAACAACGGCGCGATAGGGCAGGCCATTTCAAGAAATTACTCAACAAACCGGAGAGCAACAGAATAATGGCTATCATCAAATACCCTGACTGGCTGCCACTAGCGCAGCGTGCTAGCAAAAACCTGACACAGCAAACCCCGTTCCGCAGCGACCAGCCTGCAGTTGGAGCGCCGATTTTCCAGAAACTGACAACCGATATTGCGGCGACATGGAGCCTGACGTGGAAGTTTACACTGGCAGAAGAACGCGCTTTCATCCAGTGGTTGCGTAGCTCACGCTACCTGAATAAGTGTAACAACTGGTTCACCATGATGATTGACCTCGGCGGCAGCGGATTGCAGGAGCAGACGCTGCACTTTACCGATTATCCAGTGCAAACCAGCATTGATGGTGGTGTGGTTACGTGGACTGGCAATGTTATCGCCAAGAAACTCAATAACACGATGGATGAGTTCGACGATGTTCTGGTCGAGCTGGATTACAGATGGTATAGCTTCCTTGATGAAACTGTAAACAGAGAACTACCAGAACACAGTAATTAACAAAACCTGCTAAACTCACCGAAAATGACTTTGGCTGCGTTTACATATGCATTATGGGCTTGCCTTGGAGACGAGAACAAGCCCAAATATTTCTGCTTTCCATCTATCTTTATACTTGCCTGCCATTTTCCACTTTGCTTATGAAAGCTAACGCCTTTGTATCCTGATGTGTTGTTTGCAGCCTTTATTCTATTCATTGCATTTTGAGATAGCGTGGCCTCTCTTAGATTGACAATTCTATTGTCGCTCCTAATACCATTGATGTGATCTATTGCCTTTGATGGCATCTCGCCTTTGACATATAGCCACGCTAAATGACTTGCTTGATATCTAACTCCATTAATCATTATTGTGATGTGGTTGCTTTTATTTTTCCTTCCAGCTATATCTCCTTTTTTCACAGAAATTGATTTGTTAACAAGCCATTTAAAAACACCGCTATCAGCGTTGTATGATAGTAACGACTTAAGTTCTTTTTGCGTAAGCATACATGCCTCCAAAAAGGTAACGCCCTTGTCAGGTGGAACATGGTTGCAACAAAACCATACTGACAAGGGCGTTAAATTCATTGTTGCTTGTGCGTCATTTCGGGTTCCACGCCTACGTGACATTGGTAGTGTATTATATACACATCAATATTTCAAGACTTCTGCCGGAGTACCCATAATGCCATCATTACGCGATTACAAAGCAAAGCGCCCTAACTGGGCGTTATTCGACACGATAACGTTTTATCATTCCTCCTTTGGTTATGTGCGTCTTGTGGCTAACGTACTGGATGAAATGGTGCTTGGCGGCGAAACCTACCTTCCAGTGCGCATGGACATAACGCAGTCTCAGCAGTCGAACACACCAGCGATTAACGCAACCGTAAAGTTTGCCCGTCTGGCTAATGACTTCAAGCAATACCTTAAATTGTGGACTGGTTCAGGTCGCATTGAGCCAATCAGCGCACTGTATCAGAGATTTGAAGAGACTGACACGAGTACACCGCTAAAGCCGTATCGCCTGTATGTAAGTGATGTGGCAATGGACGGTTCCGATGTTACCGTTACGCTGTCAATCAAAAACCCAATAAAAGGAAACGTGGCAAAACTTTATGACATCGCTCAATTCCCCGGACTACGTAATGTCTGACGAAGAATTTGCGCAGTTAATGTTTGGCAAACCATACAAAGACAGATGCTGCCATGTTGATGCCGTGGATTGTTGGGGGCTAGTGGTGCTTTATTACCGCCTGTGCCGTGGCATCAATATTCATCATGACGACAGCTACGATAATGGTGGTTCGTTTGTCACCTGCTTCGATAGTGAGGTGACGTTCTGGCAGGGTACGCAGACACCATCGGCAGGCGATGTTGTAGTAGCATATCGTGGCAACGTTCCGGTACACATCGCCATGATATGGGGCCGTGATAGAATACTTCATGCGCGAGAGAAAACAGCAGTCAGATTTGACAGGCTGCGAACACTCGAAAAAATATCAACAAAGTTAAGGTTTCTCACCTATGCCAGTAATTCATGTTCAGAAGATGCCGGGCACACCGAAAGAAACGGGGATTGTGCCAGCTGGTACTAACCTGTGGAAGTGGCTTAATAAGTCAAATCTTCCTGTCAGCATTTCAATTGCGGTAAATGGCAGAGTGCTCGGTGAAGATGATGAGCTTTCTTTCTGCCTGCGTGATGGCGATGTGGTCAACGTTTATTGCCAGCCAGCAGGCGCAATTGGCGACCTAATCGGTGCGATACTGAAACCAGTAACGAAGATTTTCTCCTTCCTTACACCGAAAGTATCCACGCCGAAAACGGATACCAGTTCAAAAATATCACCTAACACCAGCCTGAAAGCGCAAACCAACATTGCGCGCAACGGTGAGGCGCGACCTGATAACTTCGGGCAGGTTCGCGCATTCCCTGACTTGCTTCAGGAATCATTGTTTGAATACATCAATAATATTAAATATGTCACCGAGTTCATGAACTTTGGACTCGGTAAATATGATGTTTCCTCTGTGCGTTACTCGGAATCAAACCTCGGTTCACTGGCTGGAGCGATTTACACCATTTATCAGCCCGGAGAAGTTATTCCTGTTGTGTATGAACCATACGCATTTGATGATGTTGATGGTCAGGAGTTATACGGGCCAAACGAACTTGATACCGACCCTCCACCAGTAGTCATTGAAACGGCAACAACCACCACAGTCACAGAGACAGAATTTGCTGGAGGTCAGATTGCCGTTAAGATACCGAAGGATTCAGCATTCGATTACTTTGTTGACCTAACAATGCCGCATGATGTGGTATTTAAGCTGAATATCACTTACGCACAAGGTGGCGGCGCATCTGTAACTGAAAACGTCACGCTATCAGGAAGACTTGTATCCGCAACAGAAACTGACGATGGCGGGCTGCCACCAGTAAACTACTGGTACACGTTTATTATTAACAGCATCAACTACTCAGGTGCGCCAATATCATCACTGAGCGGCGTGACGATTAATAACACCTATTTCAACCTGACAGATAACCAGCCTATTGTTTCTGGCCCGTACTTTTCACCGATTGATGGTGATCAGCTTTGGGTGCACCTGCAACACCAGACAAATGACGGCAATGATTTCAGCGTGCTCATTGAGTGGTGGAAGATTGACGACGATAACGTTCAGATTCCCGGAACGTATCAGTCGATGAACTATTATCAGGACGTGGACAGAAACGATACGTTCTACTACACGATCAAGTTAACGCCATCCGCTGGCACCGGTCGCTATGCGATTCAGATGCGAAGGACAAACAACAGTTCCGACACATCAATTCTTCAGCTTGAGGAAATTCACTCAATAGTCACTCGCACCAACGTTTCGTATCCAGATGACACCGTGGTTAAAGTTACCGTGCGTGCAACGGAGAACGCAACAGGCAGCCGTGACAGGAAATATAATGCGCTAATCACGCGCCACACCATCGGATACAACCGTGATACTGGAACGGTGCGCTACACGCTTGCACCTTCCCGTAGCTTTGCAGATGCAGCGCTGCATAACTGGCTTATTACCGCTGGCAATCCAGAAAACACGATCGACATAGTGAAGCTGTATGAAATTGCCGACAGCCTGCCTGATGAGCGACTTGGTTGTTTCGACTATACATTCGATGATGAAGATAAAAGTATTGGCGAACGCCTGCAAACAATCTGCGACGCAGCACGAGTCACCGCATTCTGGGATGATGGCGTGATGAGCTTTTCGCGTGATGAGAAACGAGAATATCCAGCAACAGTATTTAACACCAGAAACACGCAGAGCGACGGATACAAGTTAAGTTATGACATCAGTCTTCCCGGCACTTATGATGGTGTTAACGTCGAATATCGCGACCCAACAACGAACAAGCAAGCCAACGTTTACTATCGCATTACAGGCAGCGGAATAGCAGAAGGTGAGCCAACTAAAGCGAAGAAGTTCGACATGCTTTATGTTCGCAATCGCTATCAGGCTGTTGACAGGGCAATACTTGAATGTCGCAGGCTGATTTACTCACGTCGCAGCATGGAAATTAAAGCGCTGGCAGATGGCGAATGGATTAATGTAGGGGATATGATTCAGGTAATTGATATGTATGATGACTCGCAACAGACTGGCGTTATTGAAGCGCGCAACGGGAACGTATTCACAACCAGCGAGCAGCTTACGGCAGATGACAATCTCTACGTTGTGATTACCAGTTCTGACGGCAGCGTGTCAGACAGACTTCCAGCTACGGTAACCGGATTGCATACATTCACCTGCAACCTGCCATCTGATTTCGCGTTGAATATTTGGGATGGCACTAATGTTCAAAGTGAATCACGTTACGTGCTGAGTACGGAGAAAGAACTGGATACCACGCTGTGGGTTGTCAGCCAGAAGAATCCCGGTAGTGACGGAACGACAACACTGACGATGAGTGAATACAGCGACGACATGTACGAATATGTCATCCCACCATCGTGATACAATATACATCAAATTCACAAAGGAGCATTTATTATAATGGCTACCACACCAACCAATAATCCAATTCCAAGCGAAGACCCGCGCGACCTGAAGTTTAATGCCGGAAAGATTGACGAAGTTGTCAACTCTGGCGCGCATTACTACGTGGACAGATTCGGCGTAAAACGCTGGACAATCGCTGGATTTCAATTAACCGCAGAAGAAGCCATTCGAAAGTATGGCTACATTACGATGGACAGCTTCGAGGATGGTGCAACGCTGACGCTTCCCAATCAGACACTGCGTTATGAAGCAAATGGAGAATATTATCGCTGGGATGGGGAGTTCCCCAAAGTAGTGCCAGCTGGTTCAACTCCAGATAGCACTGGTGAGGTTAAATTAGGAGCGTGGGTTAGTGTTGGTGATGCAGCATTTAGACAGGAAGCCAACAAAAAATTCAAATATTCAGTAAAATTATCAGATTATTCTACCTTGCAGGAAGCAGCAACAGCAGCCGTAGATGGATTGCTTATTGATATCAATTACAACTTCACAGATGGTGAGTCTGTAGATTTTGGTGGTAAGATTTTAACCATTAACTGTAAGGCTAAGTTTATTGGAGATGGGGCTTTAATCTTTAATAATATGGGGCCAGGCTCGGTAATTAATCAACCATTCATGGAGAGCAAGACTACTCCATGGGTCATTTTCCCGTGGGATGCTGATGGTAAATGGATTACAGATGCTGCCCTTGTTGCTGCAACGCTGAAGCAATCAAAGATTGAAGGCTATCAACCTGGGGTAAATGACTGGGTTAAATTCCCTGGATTAGAGGCATTACTCCCACAGAACGTTAAAGACCAACATATTACAGCCACTCTAGATATTCGCAGTGCCAGCCGAGTAGAAATAAGAAATGCTGGTGGTCTTATGGCTGCTTACCTTTTCCGTAGTTGTCATCACTGCAAGGTAATTGATTCAGATAGCATCATTGGTGGTAAAGATGGAATCATTACCTTTGAGAACCTTAGTGGTGATTGGGGATTAGGTAATTATGTTATTGGTGGACGTGTTCATTATGGTTCTGGTAGTGGTGTTCAGTTCCTGAGAAATAATGGTGGTGAATCCCACAATGGTGGAGTTATTGGTGTTACATCATGGCGAGCTGGTGAGTCTGGTTTCAAGACTTATCAGGGTTCCGTTGGTGGTGGTACTGCACGTAACTATAATCTACAGTTCAGGGATTCTGTTGCATTGTCTCCTGTTTGGGATGGTTTTGACTTGGGTTCTGACCCAGGTATGGCACCAGAACCGGATAGACCTGGGGATTTACCTGTATCTGAATATCCATTCCACCAACTGCCCAATAACCATTTGGTTGATAATATTCTTGTTATGAACTCACTTGGTGTTGGTTTAGGTATGGATGGTCGTGGTGGGTATGTTTCTAACGTTACCGTACAGGATTGTGCTGGTGCAGGTATGCTTGCACATACTTACAACCGTGTATTTTCTAACATTACAGTTATTGATTGTAACTACCTTAATTTTGATTCTGACCAAATTATCATTATAGGTGATTGTATTGTTAATGGGATTAGGGCTGCTGGGATTAAACCACAACCATCAAATGGTCTGGTTATCAGTGCACCAAACTCCACAATAAGTGGGTTGGTCGGTAATGTTCCTCCAAATAAAATTCTTGTTGGTAACTTACTTGACCCAGTATTAGGTCAGTCTAGAGTCATCGGGTTCAGTAGTGATACTGCTGAGTTGGCTCTACGTATTAACAAGCTGTCAGCTACTCTGGATAGTGGTGCTTTACGTTCCCATCTGAACGGTTATGCTGGTTCTGGTTCAGCATGGACTGAGTTAACTGCACTCTCTGGTTCAACCCCTAATGCTGTATCTCTCAAGATTAACCGAGGAGATTATAAGACAACTGAGCTACCTATTTCTGGTACAGTATTACCGGATGAAGGTGTGTTGGATATTAATACAATGTCCTTGTACTTAGATGCGGGTGCACTGTGGGCTTTGATACGACTCCCTGATGGAAGTAAAACACGTATGAAGTTATCTGTGTAATAAGTAACTTATGCCCCGCTTTGGCGGGGTTAGTTTTATCATCAAAAGGGTATTGAATCATCGAAGTCCATTGTAGGCTCATTACCTCCTTGTTGGCTTTGTTGTTTTGGTTGCTGCTGTTGTTGCGGATTTGTTCCCCATCCGCCTTGATGTTGTTGCCCTGATTGCTGGCGTGGTTGCTGACCAGAATCTTCTCGTTTACCTCCAAGCATCTGCATAACGCCGCCCATTTGTGGAATGACAATTTCCGTGGTATATCGGTCCACGCCGTTGCTGTCAGACCATTTACGAGTGCGAAGCTGGCCTTCTATGTAAACCTGCGAACCTTTGCGAAGGTATTCTCCGGCTACTTCTGCAAGTTTTCCGAAGATGGCCACGCGATGCCATTCAGTCTGCTCTTTCTTTTCTCCTGTCTGCTTGTCCTTCCACTGTTCAGATGTTGCAACAGAAAGGTTGGCAATTGCAGAACCTGATGCTGAATATTTAACTTCAGGGTCGTTACCGAGAGTGCCGACAATAATTACTTTATTTACGCCGCGTGCCATTTATTAAAATCCTTCAATTGGAGTTGGTTTATGTTCGGTTTTTGTTTCTTCCTGCGGCTCTGGCTGTTGTGTTTGTGGTTTAGCCAGTTTTGCAGGGTTGAAATTATCCTGCGGAGTGATTGCCACAGGAGATAATTGCTCATCATTGATGAAAGACTCAATGCGATCGTATTCTGCGGCTGAAGCAGCGAGAGACGGCCATATTGCGCGAATCTTATCTTTCAGGTTATCAGGTATTGATTTTGCTTCTTCCTTCAAGCCTTCCATGCCTTTTGCTGCTGAAAGCTGAAGTCGTGAACGCCATGACTCAAATTCTTCGTCAACTTTAACGCCAGAGTCAACCCATTTGATGAGTCCGCGACCATGTGCCTCGCCAATGTATCCATGTCGAACGCTTTCACGGCCAGATTCAAAGAAAATTGGGCGAAGCTCTTCTGGTAATTTGGTGAACTCCTGAATTTTACCTCCATCGTGCATCATCATGCTTACAGTCATTTCGAACATGAAATCTTTCTCACACACTGGCTGCAACCCAAGTGATACAGGCTCTTTCGGGTTTGCGAAATCAGTTTTCTGGCGGGCGCGAAGACAGACAATGATATGCATATTGCTTTGCAGCATGGCGTTCATGAACTTCTTGTGTTCAGCTTTGGCGCGCTTCCAGTCAGCCATCTTTTTACCGTTAAGAAGAGGCTTTTCAGCAATCTCCGTGCAACTTCCTTCCCCTTCCCATTCGTGAGAGCCAGAATCAATAACAAGAACCTTAACGCCAGCAGCTTGAAATTCTTCAATTGCCTGACGGTAACGTGCAGGGCTGAATGGTGCGTACATATCAGCGTGCAGGAATTTACCATCAAGGATGTTTGAGTACAGGCGACCGCGACCATTTTCAGTGTCAAGAAATCCGATTTCTTCTGGTGAATCAACCATGCCTCGAGCCAGCTTAAGTGCACTATATGTTTTACCGCTACCAGACTGCCCTGAAATACCGATTACCACACGAGAACCTGAACGTTCTGCTGGTTTAATATTGAGAATACCCATTTGCATCACCTCATTAATTATAAATTAAATTGTTTTTTGAACCATTCCGGCGTTTCCATTTCGATGACGGGATTACCCATTGAATATCCCGGCCACGAATTGGCTTTTTTGCACGCCTTGTAAATTTCCATTGCGCCATTTAACTGAATGCGACCTATGCGTAATTGCTCTTCAGTTAAACGAATCAAAGCAGGAATAAACGGAGCTTTCTTTTCCTGAACTAAAAGGTTTACCGAACGCGGCGAATGACCGTATGCCGCAACAAACATGTCGTGTTGCATTGCCATTTTCATAAAGTAGCCAAGTCGCGCAGCATGACGGAAAAACTCATCAGGCTTGGCGCTCACTGCCGTTTTGTAGTCAATGATGTCTCCACCTTTTGTCAGACAGTCAAAACGAACCTTTGCTTTTTCTCCGTTAAGTTCGCCGAGAATTGACACTTCAGCATAAGCACCAGCAAGAAGACTGCTGTAATAGCTGTTTGCGTGTATTACGGCGCGCATTTGCTGAATGGCGTCATAATCACCTCCCTCCAGCATCTGCTTTCCAGCCGCAGCTTTTTCAGCTTCTTCACGGATAACATCGTAAATCTTCACTGGTTCTCCAGTGGCCTGAATAATTTTAATCACATCAGCTTTCGACTTCCCAGAGAGTCCTTTGATACCTCGCTCTTTTGCCCATGAGTTCATATCGGCGGTAGTTACCAGTACCGTGGGTTTTCCATCTTTGTCTTTTGGAAAATCATCTACAACCGGCATACGTGCATATTCCTCTTCGAAACGCTCAGGTTCAAGCAGAGCTGTATGGCTTCCTGTTCCGAAGACAAGAGCTTTTGATTGCTCATCTTCTTCGTCTTTGTAGCGCCATGCCGCGGGACATCTGTCGTAAATGTTCCACAAACCAGAGCCGTTGATGTGCTCGGTGTCAGCGTGGTATTGCTCATTAGTTAATTCATTATTGAAATAGACTTTCATTTAATCACCACTGTATTCACGTAGCGCTTCGACAATTTTCATTGCATCATCAAGCAATGAATAACCATCGCTGACAACATAACCTCCATCATCAAGTTCGTTCAACTTAACAAGAAGATTTCGTAACATTTCGCATTGCCACTCCGCATCAAAACTATCAGGAATCTCAATATCCATCTTCATCACCTCATTTGTCATTGTGTAATTGAATCTACATCAATCCACATCAAAAGGCAAGCCAAAATACGTCAACACTGCAATCTTTATCTGGTCGAGTCCACACGCCACCGCAGAGAACGCGCCAGCGCTGGCGCTATCATTGAGAAACGGTATCTGTCCGGGTTGCCATTTGCTAAGCGTTGAATCATGGCGCTTCAACTCTATCGTCGCTTTATGCCACTCACCACCAGGAGTCAGGATTATCACATCAGACACCCCTGACCTGACACCCTTCCTTGCACGCGATGCCAGATGCTGCACGGAGTTGCTTTTAGTCTCCTGAGACGGATGGAACCACAGCACATCAGGAAACCGGTAATCCATCCACCACTTGAACGCTATCAAATCTGAATCCTCATGCGGACACTCGCCGCGGTAACCATCATCAAAAATTAATACCTTGTCACTCAACTCATGCTGCTTGAATCGCTTTTTCACTATTCTCTCCTGAAAAATCTTTTCTGTGGATTATGTCACGGCCTTTATCGTTAAACCGGTGCGTGATTCGCTTTGGGGCACGGATAAGGCCAGTAAACGCCATGAATGCTTTTGCGCTGTGGCAATTCATAAGGTTATCAATCAGATTCCTGTCTGACACATGATTTAACAAACCTTTAATCTTGAACTGATTTTTCAGATACTTCTCTTGTCTCCCAAAAGGATAAAAGACCTCATTAGCCCACCCATCTTTGCCATTCTCTTTTGTAATGAAATAACGATAAACAACACCCTTTTCATCTTTCGTTAATTCAATCTTGAAGTCTTTAACATCAGTCCATTCATTATCCGTATACGCACGCTCATTCAATGCCGCATTCGGGTCACGTAAAACATGATCGCAATGTCGGCAATAGCGCGCCGTCGGGTCGTTTTTAGTGCCACATCCATCATCAAAAATACGGATGCCATGCTTATCGAAACCACAACGGATATAACTGAAAAACTCTTCGCAACGACCATCTGGCGACAATGCATCTTTGCCAATGCAGCGTCGCGCATACGGACTGTTCATTGTTCCGCACTTAGGACACGGAACTTGTTCGCCACTGCGCTTTGAACGTTGCGCTTCGGCTTCTTCCAGAATTGGGTCTTCATACAGCTGACCAAGCTCAAACATCGTGCCTGAGAAATCCAGAACCAGATGGTCTTCTTTATGATACCCGGCATCAATTTGCTCTTTCTTCAGCAGGCGCATCCCGCGACCAAGCAACTGCACAAGAAGAGTGAGTGACATTATTTTTCGTAATATGACGCTTGTATCCCAGAGTGGGATATTAACGCCAGTAGTCAAACAACCAATCTGGAAAACATATTTAATCTTGCCAGTATATGCGTCTTTTAATGCCTTTCGTCTGGCTTTCTGTCCCATATCCTCGGTGACGATAGCATAACTTCCTTCGGGTAAATATTTAGCCGCTTCCTGACAGTGCTTCTTGCCAGCGCATGTAATCAATACGCCATTTCTGTTTTTTGTCAGCTCCATAACCTTGAGCATGATTTTCTGCGTGAGTGTTCCTTGCTCAAGGATTTCTTTCTGCATCTGCTTGAGCTGCTCGGCAGTGAAGTCCTGTGTACCGTCAACATCTGAACCATGGAAGTTATGCAAGTCATATTTCAAATCATCAACATCATGAAGACCAAAGATTGTTGGCACAACAAAACCGCGATCTACCATGTACTTTGTATCAATGTTTATTATTTCATTTTTCCAGTAAGCACCTTTCATTGATTCAGTACCACGGAATGGGCTACCGGTGAATCCAATTGTTATCATTTCATGCCCATATCTTGCCTTGCAGCGCCTGTTAAGTTCAGTAAGTATTACGCCATATTGTGTTGTTGGATTATCACTAATAATATCCTGCCATGGAGCTTGGTGGGACTCATCGATCAGGCAAAATCTTGGGGTAAAATCACTCAATCCACCTTTCTTAACGTCACCATTTGATTCATCTTTTTTATCAAAAAGTGCGTTCGCGATTGATCCTTCAGTACCGCATATAATAGGGTATGCTGTACTTTTCCTGCCAAGAGAGGCGCTATAAAGAGAATTTTTTACACCGCACTCCCACATCATCTCAGCATTCTGCTCAGCTATCTCGCCCTGTCTTGAAATGACAAGCCCCTCCCAACCCATATCCTGAAATCTACTGCAAAGCATTGAAATCATCACTGTCTTTCCTGATGAAACAGACGCTGTAACATAGCTTGGTTCAGGTTTCTTGCCAAAATTACGAATAACCTCAGCGCACTTTGCGTAAACAAGCCATTGGTAATCATACGGCTCTATGGAACCTAGTTTTATTGATTTCTTTAATTTATCTATATCAATCTCTGAAATCATTTTGTCTATTTTGTGCATTTCATCACCTAAGGCATGTCAGGCCAATAAGAGTTGCTTTTAGATCTGTTCTCACTTGGTGCAAGTAATTGCAAGTTATGCCAGCAGTGAAGGCCGCAAACCAATTTGCTATTTATTGGCACTATGTGATCAACCTGCATACCAAGAATGCCAGCCATATCATAAACCTTTTCAATTAAAACCCTTTCATGTTCAAACCATGATGGTATCGCCTGTCTTTTAAGATACTTATATTTACGCTGATGATATCTAACAATACCCTTGTTTTTCTGTCTCCACTGTTTTGACTTCTCGTTGTGCTTTTCCTTGTTTTTATCGTAATAACGTTTTGATTTTTCATTTATCTCTGCCTTTTTTAATTTATAAATATTTTTCCTGAACTCAGCATGACATTTTTTGCAATCAGGACGCAGTCCATCAAGAGATGATTTATTTTTATTAAAGTTTTCTTCGTTCGCCTCAAGAACAGATTTACACTTAGAGCAAATCTTCAATCCATTACCAAGGTATCTTGCTCTCTTCCCTTTATTACCAGAGCACTTCTTGCATATGGAACTAAAGCCAAGTTTCATACTTTTATCTGCATAAAAGTATTCGCTTGTAGCTGGAAGAACGGACCTGCATTTTGAGCACATTTTCTCATTTAAAACTTCAGTTGAAAGCCTGAGGTTGCATATACTGTTGTCAGCGCGATTTTTGTTTATGTGCTCAATTTTCGCATTCCCAATATTATCTCCATTAACATAAATCCATGCGAGTCTTTGCGCCCAATATTGATTGCCATCTATACTAATTCTCAGATAACCACTAACATCAAGACAACCAGCAATATCTCCAACCTTAGCGCGAGGACCTGTCTTTATCTTACGTGTGAATATCCCAGTATCTTGGTTGTAATCAAGAACCTCCCTTAATCGCTCCTGTGAAATGTGTGACTTTCTTTTTGTTCCTGCATTTTTTAACCCTGCACTTTCCTGAGCAACATTTTGCTTTTGCAGTTCCGATAAACTCATTTCCGCAAACCTCGCACTTCTTAACGGTGATAGCCATCTCTTACCCTCTATTGTAACGATTAATTGTTTCATTGCAAGTAACGATTGATTGTTTCATGTGAGTAAATTACAATGATTCTACATCATCGTCAACAGGAAGATTTTATGAGATACGACTGGAAGGAAATCGAGCCAAAAATGCTCGGCAACTGGCAAGCCGCCATCATGTCTATCGTCAATGTGGATAGCAGAGTTTTCAATGGCAAGCACCAGCCATGCCCGTCATGCTCAGGAAAAGACAGGTATCGCTTTGATGACAACTTCAAAACAAAAGGCGATGGCGGTGCAATCTGCAATCAGTGCGGTTCTGGCAGCGGCATGAACTGGCTGATGAAACTTTCAGGCATGAGCTTTCCTGAAGCACTGGAGGCGCTTGGTGGATTCCTGAATATGCACCCGCGCGAAAAACTGGAGGCTATCAGGAAGGAGCTGCCGAAGATAAATCACAACGATGACTTTATCACCGAGCAGGAAGTCGCCGCAATAATGGCCAAAACGACGCGTGTCGCTATGAATGAGTGGACGTTGATAAATGGCATTGGTTGCGATGTTAATGTCGCCAGAGGTAAATCTGGAGAGCTTATTGCGGTTGAGATGGTTCGCGCTGACACAATGAAGCCATGCAACGTGGCATTCATTGGTATGAATGGCGATTCATTCAGAACATTTTATAAAGCAGGGTACAACAAAGACTCAGCCATCAATGGAAAACTCACGCGAGGCGCGATAAGCCCAATCGGAGAAGATAACGGAAAGTTCATTTACCTGGTATCTGGTTATGCAGATGCGTGGAAATGCCATTACTTCACTGGCGCGCATGTCTGGTGCTGCTGGTCGCCGGAAAACATGTGGGAAGTGGTGCGTTCTGTTAGCGATGAGGTGAAATATAGGTTGCGTTGCATAGTTAATTATAAATTTGATGAACTGTGTGCTGCGGAAAATGCAGGTCTTCCGGTGATGCTACCAGATGATGCTGACACAATCAGGATGGCGAAGATAATCAGGAGAAAGATTTATGACGCTGGAGAGCTGATAGAGAAAATGTCAATCAGCAGATAAAAGAAACCCTCCGATTGGAGGGTTTTTGTTATTAGCATTTCATCTTGTCAATTTCATCGTCAATAATCTTTATTATCTCTCGCTTTGCATTCCTCCATGCATAAATGGCATCAAGCGAAGCTCTGTCTTTTGAATCACCGGTAGCTGTTGAATAAAGGATTATGTCTCCCATCTTACAAAATGTATCTATGTAAACAGCCCTAAAAAGACCATCGCCGCAGCTCCAGCACAAGCAATTATTTATTTTCTCGCAATCATTACCAATACTTAGAGTGTTAAACGTCTCAAGCCATCCACGGCGTTCACCAATGGAAATTGAGTAATCATAATCACCATATCCACAAGGAGATACTGAACACTCAAGAAAAAAAAGTCGATATTCATACAGTTTTAGAGCTATCGCCTTGTGAATAAGAAACTTGAGTTTTTTCTTGGCGCTCATCAAAACACACCCTCACTGCGTTTATGCTCAATTTCATTCCGTATACGAAGCCACAATTGCCTTGTGTTTTTTACTGCCTTGTCTTTTGTTTCCCCGACTCCAGACGTGTGAATCTGATACTTTTTACCAGTATGATGTCCATCTATGCCAATCAAGACGCCTCTCCAACCATTGCCATGCACGTCTTTGAAGCAAAAAATACCGCTAATAACTTCAATGCCTTCTTGAGAGTCTCCATATGGGAAAAACAGATCATGAAACCAATCACAATCCGCAGCGCCCAATGTGAAATCAACTTTACCAGGACTAGTTTCTGTTGCATAACAGTTAACAACATTTTCATTAATCACTATATTCATCGCCAACCCCTCACTGCAGCCATATTCATGCCAATACCATCAACAATTTGCGTGAATTTAACGCTCATTTTCGTTCCTTCAAATTTACTTGCGTCGTTAATCCAGTAACCGCAACCTACAGCATCAATAGCACGAGAGGCCATGAGTGATTGTATTACTGGAGTAACAAGAGTTTTTGCTCCATAGGAAAAATCTTCCCCATTAGACCTTGCTATTGCCTCAGCAAGAGCCTTGAGGGATTTTGTTTTAACAGCTCTCTGAACGAGAATAGACTGAGGCATCCTGTCATCCTTCGTTCTTCCAGAAAGGATATTCTCAATTCTATTTTTAATCTCATTCCATCTGGCCATTGTTCCGAGTTCTTCCTGGCTCTCGTTCACTTTTAGCATGCTCATAACATCTGTCAGGCTTTCGCAAACAAAACAGAATGACCACATCAGCATTTCTTCTGTAATTACACCTTTATTCCCAGCAGAAAGTGCAGTCGCAACTTTTTCAACCTGCTCGAATGAACGGGCAATTACCGCGCCAAGAGAAACATCATTTACCAGCTCCTCAAATCTGTCATCAAGTGATTCAGCCAGCGCCTGCACAACATCGTTTTCGTATCTTGCAACCTGTGGTGATGATTTTTCCACTGCCTTCATTTTATCTATTAGAGATTGTGGTGTTTTATGGCCATATTTTCGTAATTTCCTTGCGCGACCATCTTTCCCTTTAATGAAGATTGCTCGACCAATCAAGCCTGTTCCGATATTTTCTGAACAAATAATACTGGACAGCTTCTCTGGTGTTGAAAAGCACATCATTGAGAATATCGGGTCTTCGATACCCTGCTGAATTGGCCATAATATTTCACGCTCAAGCTGCTGCTCGCGTCTGCGGTATTCTGACTCTACAATCCCTTTATCCTTAACTTCAGCTTTCAGCTTCTTGAGTTCCTTCTCAAGCTGCTCTTTGGCGTTAACAGCATCAAGGTCTGAAAACTTCTTCAGCCTGTCGGAATAAACAGACAGAATTTCAGAACCAAGTTCAGCCATGTAAGCTGCGCCATTCTTCTGCGTCATTACACCAAACAATCCATGACATTCATCAATAATAAATGTCGCTACGCCATCATGATTTATCAGTGACCGACCGATATCTTTTGATGATGCAATTCGACCAAAGACATGCATACCCTTTTCGATATCTCTCGCCATGATTTTGAAATGGCTTTGTGATCTATCCTTTCCTCCTGCTGAATCTGCGATACAGATAGTAAGAAGATTTCCCTTCATGCCGCTTGGGGTTTTAATCTTTCCCTTGCTGGCAATAATCAGTTCATGAAGAGCAGCAACAGCTCTAAGTCTTGGTTGTTCACGAACCTCTCCAGCGGCAATGTCATCAGCAATTTCACCGGCAAGACCAGGTGGTTTGGTAATGTCGTACCACTTTTCTTTGTTTATGTCAGCCGTCAGGTCATAAATGGTTTTTATCGACATCATGAGATCCTTTTGATGATTACTTTCCCATCACTTGATTTGCATGTGAATGATTTCCCTGTTGCATACCCATAAGCATGGGCTTTTCTCTGAACCTTTGTATTGCTGTATTCACACTCTGATATACAAACAATGTCTCCTGGCTTCATCCTGCTAAAAGGCCACTTTGTTCTCTTCCTGGCATTATCCAGATCAAACTGATTTGCCATTGTTACTTTCATTTAAACCTCCGCACGCTTATACATCAAGTATCTTATTCTTATCCATTATCCATGTCAACAAGGGCGCAACATGAGCAAATCACTTATCCGCTAAATGTAATTCGGGATAAAACGGGATAAGAACGGGGAAAGTTTGGGATAAGTAATTTTAATACTAAGTATATGTATTTATTACTATTATTATTGATATATACTACTATTTATACGATTTATACCATTTTTTTCACCATATTTTTCATTACCAAAAAATCCATTTCAAAAATTATGTTTCTCTCTATTAAGTTCGGGATAAGTGTAAATGAGATAAAACGACTCAACATCATGAATTATAAAGACTTTTTTGGGATAAATGAAAAAATATGCGGGATAAAACGGATAAATGCATCTGTTAAAAATCAATGACTTACAAAATTAATAACTGCGAGCAAACACTAACTACTATGTTTATTTTAGCCTTTGTATTGACGTAGATATGCCGGTGATGTAGATTGAACTCATCGAAACAAACGATGGTGAAGAGATGAAAATCAAAGACCGTGAAGAATTTGAAGATGCGCAGGCTATGGCGCGCATTGCAGTTGAGCGCACAAACAACAGCATTCCTGCAGAAGCATTCTGGAGCGCAGCAATGCAGGCTTTAATCTCAGCGTATGGGTTAAGCAGATGACAGGCGCAACATTCGAACTTATCGCCAGTCTGGTTATCGTGGCGTTCATCATTATCGCAGTGGCAGTTTCTAAATCAGGGTATAAGGAGTAACGGAATGAGCAACTGGCATAACGAGCACATCATGCAATGGTATCGTCGCCGCATTAAGGTAATCACTAACTCTTGTGAGGTGCAATAAAATGGCAAAAACCATCTATCGTCGCGAGAAACTGGAGCAAGAACTCGGTCATGTTGGCGCACAGAACTTCATGAGCAAGCAGGCACGCAATGCAATGGAATCTGTCCGCGTAAATCGCGTTGCGCGTGTGTTTAATGGTGAAGGTAATCGAAGAGTAATGGATGAGCTTATTATCGTATTCTGATATCGATTCAGCAGGCTTATTTTGAATGGTGGCGATATGGCAAAAGTAAAAACATACGAGTTCTGGTTTGTTCAGAACAAAATGTATGCATGTAAGACAATCAAGCGAGTCCGCTGGTTGAATAAATGGCTAATCACTTCTGGATGCATCGTGATGGCAAAGTGCAAATTCAAAGCGATTGACATCACCGATGAAGATGCGCTCAAAATCGCAAAGATTGAGTTTGAAGAAGATGGCTATTACGAAGAAATTATGGGGGTTAGGGTATGAGTGAAGTTAAAACATACGCAGTAAACTGCAATGACGCATGGCTAAACACAGAAGGTGATGACATCTCAGGCTCATACGTTAAGTATGCTGATTACGCAGCGCTAGAAGCTAAATGCGATGAGCTACTTGAAGAAATCAAAAACATGCAGGACCAAGCTCTTGATGATGGATGTCGAATTGCAGAACTTGAAGAAGCGTTGCGAGATAAACAAGCGCTTATTCCTGATGAGTGCGACACCACCAACCAGCAGTTCGAAAGCCTGGATAAAAGTGAATAGCTACCAGTTCATATCAATTATCAGTGCGCTCTATGTGGCGCACGCTTTAGTGGAGATATATGGATGACCAGACATCAACGACGCCGATACACCATTGGCGCTAAAATCTTCCTTGCTGTTTATACTCTGGCACTGGTGGCTGCTATTGCAGGAGTGGTGCATTATGTTTGACGATATCAACGCTGCAATGGAATTCATGTGGAAACGATACTGGGACGGCATGATGACCTGTCATTACATGATGGTGCAGCCAGGAAATCGAATTGAGGTTGTGCCTGACAATGGTGTTCATGACATTAAGTACATGTGCTCAACTAGGGATTATGCTAATGCAAACAACTAAGCAAAAAGTCTGGCAGCTAGCGAAACAACACGAATTAGACGATTTTATCGCGAAGGTGGCAAAGACATTCCCTGATGCACTTGAAATCGTTCATGTGCAGACGCGATATGAAAATGCATGGTGCCATGCTGGAAAGTGTGATAACGATGGTGTACAATAAACGCATAACCACCTTGCTTCACTCATATCATCACCCAACCTTTAACCCGCTCCGGCGGGTTATTTTTTTTGCCTTAACTGTATGGTGTAGAATCTGTTACAATATCGAATAACGAAAAAAAAGCGGAATATTGATAGGTTTTATCTATGGCTAAAAAGCTATTCAGTAAAGAAAATCAACCACAAAACAAACGCGGAAAAGATAAGCGCAAGTTGCTCGTTGAAGCTCTTGAGAGAAAGGGATTTAGTGAGGAAAAACTCTATGACACCATCGTTGAGATGGCAATGGTTGAGCGTGATACAGCGATGATGAAGGAACTTATCGTTCGATTCAGCCCGTTGCCTAAGCCTGTCGCCCCTGTTTTTGAAGTTGATTTCCCTGATGACGGCACTCCTGTAGAGAAGATTGATGCCGTTATTCGTGGCATAGCCGCTGGCGTTATACCTGTGGACATTGGTAAGACATTTGCTGAGGTTATCAGGACAGGGCTGGATATTGCCGAAGTCACCGAACTCGCCGCACGCCTTGAGCGGCTGGAGAAATTACTGGAGCAGCAACAATAACTCATTTATAATAATCAATGCGGCAAAGGGTAGCTCCCTGCCCGGATTG